GAAAAGTATCTAGTGTGTTAGGAATTCATGTAGGAGGTGATGAAAAGACTCGGCTTAGTGTTGCTTGTTGTGTTCTTAAACAAGATTTAGAAGCATCTGTTCAACACTTTACTAATGGGTTGTTGATTCAAAGTGGTTTAGATTTTGAGAAACTCCCTAATTATATTCCTGATATATATAGACACAATCCGTTTTTGGATACTACAGATAGGTTAGATGGTGTGGAACTCTTGGGTTCTGCTATTCAGAGATATTCATTTAATGATAAAGTTGTTTACACTCCCATATGTGAAGATGTCAAGACTGAATTTAAAGTTGATTACTCCTTTGTAGCACCTCCTTTTAAATTTGGAGGTGATAAGAGACATGGAGTAAGACAATTAATAAAAGCGTATTCTAAAAAAACAACTGTTAGAGATATGAATATCTTACGAGTGGCACAACAAGATTTAGAAAATCAGTTTATGGCTCCTCTTAGACAAAATACCTATTGGCGTGATCAAATAAGAGTATTAAATGATTTTGAGATAGTGAATGGAGTTACGGGGAAGAAATTTCTTGGAGGTGTTAACATGTCGACGGCAATGGGAGGAGGAAAACAAGGTAGCAAGAGCTTGTATGCTACCCAAGCTACTGATGGATCGTGGACTTTTGATCCTTGGGTCCTGGAAGAAGTAGCACATTACGAGGATCAAATGGACAGAGGTATAATTACACCAGATATAGTAGTACAACAACTTAAATTGCAGGCTACAGAAGAAGATAAAGCAGCTATAGGTAAGCTGAGATCTTTCTTTATGGCTAGCACTATTATACAATTAGTGTTACGTAGAGTTGCACTAACCACGTGTAGATATGCCTGTATGAATACTAAGTATACAGAGATTGTAGTTGGAATAAATGCTCATTCTACAGATTGGACCAAGTTTGTGTTAGAAATTACTAAACATGGTAAGAATAGAATGATAGCTTTAGACCTTGCTAATATGGATGCAACTGTGATGTTTGAAGTACTTAGTGGGTGCATTGATATATTTTTTAAGCCGTTTAATGAGGTATGTAATAAAGATGGAAGATATACTAATAGGTTAGCAGTGCTTAAGCACATGTTATTATTTCCGTTGATAGATGTTCATGGAGATTTGGTATGTATGTCAGGATTATTACCTTCTGGTACTCCTTTGACTTCTATGCTGGGTTGCCTTATTAATTCTACTTATTATCGAATGGCTTTTTATTATATGTATAATGGACCTAGAACGTTTGTAGAGCTTGTCACTCTTAGAGTCTATGGAGATGACTCTATTGCAAATGTTCACCCCGACGCGAATTTCTTTACTGTATCAGCAGTACTTAAAGCTTGGGATGCTTTAGGCATTCGAGGCACTGATATGGAGAAAAAGAACACTACATCGCGTCGCAAGTTTTACAAATTAGATGACGTCGAGTTCCTTAAAAGAAAGATGTCATACAATAAGGATTTTGGGGTAGTAGTGGCCCCCTTGCTAAAGAAAAGCATGTTTAAGTGTTTAATGTGCCATGTACCTCCGCGCACAGTATCACTTGAATTTTTGACAGGTCAGTGTATAGATAATTTCTTGTTCGAAGCTAAATTTCATGGACGTCAGTTTTATGAAGATTCACGCCGAAAGTTGCGTATAATAGCTAGCAAACATGATTTATTGAGGTTCTGTAATGTCTTAAATGTTTCTTTTAGTGAGATAGTAGAAAAATGGAAGGAGGTAAATGATGATTGTGCATTGGTTACCGAGCAGTGGTGGAAATGCCAACCACCATGGCTTAGGCTTGTACATGATTTTAATATTGGCATACAAAATTGGTCCGAATGGACCCAACACACTAATATAAATATAACTGAAGACCAAAGCCAGTCGGTCGTTAAACTGGTAGTCACCCCGGATAGGGTGCAACTTGTTAAACAATCAGGGGTTGAAACCTCTGTTAAACAAGTAGTGAGTTTTCTTGAAGCAAATAAAGATCAAACCCTTGTTGTCGGAAGTGCTGATACGGAAGAGAGAATTTCTAATGATCCAGTAGATTTGAAAGACTTTTTGTCCAGACCTGTAAAGGTCGCTAGTTGGCAATGGGGACCTACAACTTTTAATCAAGTTTTAGATCCCTGGACTGCGCTACTAACGAACAAACGCATAGCAAACAGAATTTCAAACTACAATCTTTTTAAAGCTAAATGCCATGTTAAGATTGTGGTTAATGGAAATGGTTTCTTTTATGGTCGAATGATGGTCACATATCTACCTTTCCAAGCACTAGCCAATCGACTTCAAATAGTATTGAATCCTGATTTAGCAGATGCAGACTTTGTTGGTATATCCCAAAGACCAAAAGTTTTCTTAGATCCAACTATATCTGAAGGAGCAGAAATGATATTGCCATTTTATTACCCGTGGACTTATCTTTCCCTTACAGAGAATACTGATCAATGGAAATTGGGGGAGTTGGCATTTAACGCTATAGTCAATCTCAAGCATGCTAATCAAGATCTAGTTATCGCTCAACAATTTGTAACGATAACAGTATATGCATGGTTTGAAGAAGTTGACTTGCAAGGGCCTACAGTACGAAATATTACTTCATTAATTCCACAGAGTGGTCGAGAGTGTGAGAGTATTAACAAGCCAATTAGCCAAACAGCCACAAACATAGCCAATATAGCTGGTGCAGTTAAACAGATTCCAGTATTAGCACCGTATGCTTCAGCAGTGGAAAAAGCAGC